ATGCTCAAGGACATCCCTTACGAGGAATCGAAAGGGATGTCCGCTGAGCAAATCATCTCGCTTTATCAGTTTGACCACGGAATTCTTCATGCAACCGAACCCATTGATGAGCCTTGGAATTTAACGCCAAGGCTGATCCATGAGCATCGGCAGAAATCCAAGAAAGACACGGCCATTGTTGCTAAGTCCAGAAGGATAGAGAAGAAATGGTCAGAGTTCACTGCCAAGCTGCATTCCAAACCGGCACCAAAATCTAAAAAATATCGATGGCCGAAGCGGAAATTTGGTTGTTAATTTCTACCAGCCGGTGATCCGCCCCAGCACCGGATGGTCATCCTATCGGGGACTCAGAGGAGTAAATATGAGAAAACTTTTAATGGCGGGGACAATGCTAGCTGCCCTGTCCCTACCAGCCCAGGCCGATGTCATTCTCGGTGGCCAGACCTGGACCGGCGCAGGCAGCGAGACCATCAACTTGGTGACCGGCGCAGTCGGCAATCAGCCAAACGATGCGCCTTGTCTGGTCTGCGGCGCTAACCAGCCGCAGCAGCCCGCTGGCTTTGGCTACAACGACTACAGCAATGGCGGCAACATCACCTCGATCACCGCCTTCAGCGATCAGGGCAACGGCGGTCGCAATACGCTGCTTGACAACACGTTTAACAACACTTCGACCGGCGGCTACCAGATCGGCGACGGCTCGTTGTTCAAGGCATTCCTGCTGGCGCACGGCGACACCAACGCCAACCTCGCCTTCAACATCGGCGTTGATGTCAATGACACCAACCAGCCACAGACCCTGAACAGTTTCTTTTTTCTGGATCTGACCACGCACACAGTGCTGGCGGCGTATCTGTGTACCGTAAGCTGCACCGTGCCGTCGCTCAGCAACGGCACCGGCTTTCCCGACTACACGTTGACTGGGTTCTCTCTCAACGGTGTCAACCCAGGTGACGAGATCATCTTTGCTGCCCGCATGACCGGGCTGAACGATGGCCCCGACAGCTTCTTCCTTGAACCAGCCGCCGCCGTCCCGGCCCCGTTGGCCGGTGCTGGCATCCCAGGCTTGATTGCAGCCTGTGGCATGTTGATTGGTTTCGCCAAGCGTCGGCGTAAGCAGTTAGCGGCCTAAGCAATAGGCCGGGGTGTAAAAACCCCGGCCACTTCATGCAAGTGGATGAGATAAGAATATGAACGAATTCAAACTCTATCGCCGCAAGCAGATCGCTGAGCTAAGGCCCTGGCAGAAGGGTGACGACATGACCGGCGTCAACGTGTCCGTTGTCGATAGATTGGCTGGATCTCCCGTGGAAGGGGATATGATCGCCAGGAATCCAAAAAACCACGACGATAAGTGGCTGATCGCAAAGAAGTATTTCGATGACAACTTCGAACCCATGGAGAACTGAGTGATGGAAAAGATTGAAGAACTCAAGACCGATGAGCTTATCAAGAACGTCGAGGCGGCAGTCACCGAGCTAGTGACTCGCGTCAACAATGACGTAACGCCGGATCGTGTCGCTCATGCCATTGCCGTGCATACCAAGGCCATCATCAGCCGTACTACAACCGATAGCCGCTCGAAATTGCATAGCCTGTTCGAGGCCCTGACCAAGATGGACGGCTATCTAGCCGACAACGAAGAGCGTCTCCACGCTGAGATTGATCGTCATGTTCATATCTCCAATGGAGCCTTCCAGGCGGCTGTAACCCTGAACAAAACACTCGATGAGTGGCACCATCAAATCGAGTTCAAGGGATGATCATCAAGATCTTCTGGTTCCTGTTCGTACTCATTCTGGTGAGCCTCATAACTCTCATTTTGAGGCTGCCAGCAGGAGCTGGAGGTGAGATCGGCGGCTGGGGCGTCTGTGTCCCTAGCAAGGATGACGATTGCCGGGGCGGATTTTTTGTCAGTAGTCCGACGCAATGCTCGTGGATGCAAGGCATCGTCTGCGAGCAATTTGAAAAAGACCAAAGAGCATTATGCTACGGGATCCATAATCCGAACGGATGCATTGATAGTGTTAGAGGTAGTCACTTTAATCGACCCATCAAGCATTATTGAGGAGAGAGCATGGGACCGGGCTACAACGATCTTCCACCGGATTGGGTCTGGGACTTCTTCCATTGGCTAATCATTGCTGCGGGCTTTGCACCATTCGTATTGGCAGGATGTTTGGTTGCGCTGGCATTCCTTCTGGACTGCGCTGATCGTCGCCCGCGTTGTCCATCATGTGGACAGCCGTGGCACTAATGGATCCGTATTACGATTTCAGGTTGCTACACAGCACTCCGAAGGAGAGACAAGTGTCTGATTATCAACGCGCGTCGAAAGTGAGACAGATGGCCAAGACCTACGACAAGAAATGCTGGGACTTAGCGGTTCATTTCCTGTCCGATGAGCCAGAACTAGACAGCCCCGCTAATTGTAACGAGTTGGCGGGGGCCATCCAAGAAGCAATCGAGTTGTGGTTTCATGACCGACATCGTTGAGCGGCTGACATCGTTGAACGGCTGCGCTCCATGAACACTGATGCAGAAGAGACGGCGCACGATATAGAGCCCGTGGAACCTGAGCAGACAGAACCGCCAGTCGAGTGGTGGGCGCGACGTGCGTATTATCCGGGCCGCTCAGCGGGAGCCGCTATGCGTGACCTTATCAGCGATATAGGCTCGAATGGCCGGTATCCTCGCCTCCACGCGCTACTAAATGATCTGATGGATGACTTCAATCGTCGGGGCAACGATAACGCGCAAACGGTGGACTTGCTGCGCGACATCGTTAAAGCAATCCCGAAACACTAGCCCGCACTAGGAGAAGCCATGACCGACATCGTTGAGCGGCTGCGCGATGGTTCATTCTCGGTTGACCTGTGTCGTGAGGCCGCCGACGAAATCGAGCGGCTGCAAAAGGGTATCCAAGATTATCTGAACGGCGACTATGGCCCAGCCGTGAGTAAGGGCGACAAGTGTCCACACGGTGCCTTCGGTTATGAGGCCTGCGAGACCTGCATCGATGATTATTTTCGCAAGCTGCTTGGTATCAAGACATGACCGACATCGTTGAGCGGCTGCGTTATCAGCATACTAAAGTTGATGTGGCCGGGTATTGGCTTGACGCCAATACGGCGCGGCCAATTATGCATGAAGCCGCCGACGAGATTGAGCGGCTGCGGAAGCTTGCCAAGGAACAGGGCCAGGAGATTGCGATTACTCGCGAGCAAGATGAGCGGCTACGCTCTGCGCTACTGGGACACGCTAGAGAAATGGCTAGAGTCGCCCTTACTGACAGCAGTTCAACAATGGAGAAATGAATGAAAGCAAAGCTACTGGGTGCTGCCGCATTGATATGTCTTGTTACATCAGCATCTGCCGATATAGTTACCCTCACATTCACCGGAACGGTTGCGCCTTACACTTGGGATGGCAGCCACTACACCTCAAATCCATTGATCGACAATGGCACCTTTGGCACTCCAGGCCAGAATCTGTTTGGCGATTCCTACAGTCAGGTATGGACGGTCAATACATTCGCAGGGAGATACGATCTTGTCTCTTTGGCTCTTCTGACAATCAACAATACGACCGTCACCATCAGCAGCGGCAATAACTACAATGCTATAGGTGGAGGACATGGATTGATCGATAAATCCATTGCTGTGCCCTTTGATTACTTTAGCATCGATACGACCGTCTCACCCGGCAATGTAGCCATGGGTGGGCTCATCTATACCTTCAATGGAAATGGTCCTGGGGATCTTAATGCTCCTGGGACTCATACCTACAACATGCTGCCTGGTAATCTCATCAATACCGTCAACACTGGCGGGTATTTCAGCTATGGCGGAGTCTCTGGTTATCTTCATCCCGATACACTTGTCATCACCAATGACAGCGTTGCTGTCCCAGGTCCGATTGTAGGAAGCGGCTTGCCAGGATTGCTCCTGGGGCTGTTGGCTTGGTGGGGGCTGGCTAGGCCTTCGGTGCGTCAACGTCTTGCGGCATAGCATCACCAAGCGGCTGGATAACGTCTGCTCGTCCATCATAATTATTGTCGGCAATATTCTGAAACAACAAACTCTCGCTTGCTCTACGACGCACCAGTCCTGGTAACACCTTGCCGCCGCCACGATTCCATTTGTGGAATTCCAAGGCAGCACCGTCGAAATCCTTGGCATTGACCTTCTTCAGCAGAGTCGAGCTTGCCAGGGCCCCTGAGCCACAGTTGTAGGTGAAACTTGTCAGTGCATCGAACTGCCACTGGGTTAGCTGCACCTTGACTGAACGTCTAACGTCGCCTTCGAATTTCTTCATGTCGACCAGGAATGCTGCATCGCACTGACGTTGTGACCAGACCATTCCTGGTTTGATCTTGTGCCCATTTTCGGTCGTTGTTCCCCACCCGATAGTCCAGACATGGGCTGGGCATAGGTAGGATTCGAAGCGGTCAGGGCCACAAGGATGCAGACAGGACTCGAAATGCTTGACGAGATTTGCTCCAGCCTTTGATAGCGACAGTTCCTCGTTCATGGCTACCTCGCTGGTGAAATATGAAGTTCCTTTGTCATGATGCTGATGACGTTATCCAACCGTTGCTTGTTGTCCTTGGTGGTCGATTCCAGCACTGTCAGGCGGTTGTTGATATCGCCTAGATGCGGCGAGCCACGCACCTCCAGGGTGTTCACGCGTGTTTCAAGCCTAACCATGTAAGACAGGCCATAAGCCGCACCGGTTGACAGCGCAATGGCTTGGGCGATCAGGAAATAGACCAGAGTCGAGTTCTCTTTGATCCATGACTGGGCCATCGTCATCATGGTATCGAACATAGCACAAAGCTAAGAAGGAAACATGATTGAAACGTACATTCTTGAGAATAGGACCCCGGTTCGTGTAGATATGGACACTTGGGGGGAATGGCTTCATGACGCTAACCGGATCTTGGCTAAAACCGATATTGGCAAGGTCCAGGTCAGCACAGTTTTTGTCGGAGTGAACCAAGTTTTCTTTGAGACAATGATCTTCGGTGGCAAATACAATGGATACCAGAGGCGATGCTCGACCTGGGACGAGGCTGAGATAGAACATGCCGAGGCAGTTGCTATGGTGAGGGGATCATGACCGACATCGTTGAACGGCTGCGCAAGCTTGCAACTACAGCTAACGGAGTTCCGATCTTTGCCGACGCCGCCGACGTTATCGAGCGACTGCGGGCCGATCTCGCACAGCGTGACCACGAGCTTTCGTCGATCTTGCTGCAAATTGAAGCTGATCTTTCAAGCGTGGATAAGACATGACCGACATCGTTGAGCGGCTTGCATGGCTTTGGAATTATTGGGATCGAGCTATAACAGAACCAAAAACTACAGTCATTCCCGAAGCCATTACCGAGATCGAGCGGCTACGATCCGCACTCATAGCCATCATAGACAACTATGATGACCTTAATGTTCCGAGGATAGAAGTCATCGAGGATGCAAGAAATCTCCTCGATGTTAGCCATTGATAGCCGTCGATATACGACCGAGAAGAAGAGTCTTCAGACTTTGAGTTACTGCTGTTTTTCCTACAGGAGGACAGTCATAATTTATCCAGAGATCTATTGCGTTGTAGACATCAGAATCAATAACCGGGCTTGAGCCAAGGGCTGCCACCCGGTCGACCAAGCTGCTTTCGAGCTGATCGGCGATCTGCTTTCGTCCGGCGATAGGACAATCGTAATTGAGCCAAAGCTCTACAGCCAGGAATACGTCAGACCTTTTAATCCGGACTTTAGTTTCCGGAGCGTCACTTGTGCTTGCTTGGTTTCTTGTGAGTGGGTTTAGCTGCTTTGGCTTTTGGCTTTGATCGTTTGATTGCATGATTGGTCTTAGACTCCATACCTCGTTTAGGTGTGGGCTTGGCAATGGGAAGATCCGGGGGCTTCACGATGGGCCTCTCCGGTGGTTTCTCCGGGGGTTTGATCAGATCTGGCGGTTTAGGTTGTATCAGATCCGGAGGCTTCGGTGGCTCTGGCTTCTCAATCGGCGGTTCAGGTTTCTTGATGGGAAAAATATCGTTGTCTGGGACGTTCCCTGGCTTGATGGCCATGATCCTATCGACCAGACAAGTCACCAGAGCGTCGTGAATTGCATCCTTACCGGCCAGCGGGCAATCAGTGTTGATCCAATCGTGGACGGTCTCAGTCACCACTTCCCGGTCCAGTGGGCTATGTTCTCCTGCTGGAGGCTTGGCCTTGTCATACATGGAATAACTCCTCAGCAGTTCCGGCAGATGTCGGGTGGCCTGGGCGGATATGGCGGTAATGGCGGCACCGAGCTTTCATCGGACCGAGGGAAAGTGAAAGCTGCCGCCTCCTACCAGCACTGATAGCAGTGCAATCAATGCAAGCAGCAAGACGATCACCCAGACGCCCTTTTTGACTTGCTCCGGGATTGCAGTAACGAAGCTCTCAATGACCCATATTGCCAGATAGATGATGCCACACAGAACAATCAGGCCTATTAGAAACCAAAGCACTGAAATTGCCATCGCAACCATGTTGGCCTCCTATGTGTCACTCATAACACAGTGGCTGCCTAAAAGTTACCGTCTTTTCTTCCAGTAGCCGATCTTGCCTTCGATGGCCTTCCGGGTCCGGCCAAGAGCCTTGGCGATCTCCTCGTCGCTCTGCTTGAAGAACCGCATAAGGACCGCCCTGGCCTCCTCCTCCTGGGTCCAGAGCCGACCCCGGCGCTTACCCCAGGTCTCGGCGCGGAAAACCTTGGTGGTCGTCATGGGTGCGATTCCACGGGTGGCCAGGAGGATGGGAACCACCAGCCGAAATTAACGCATGGCGACCCCTTCCCCGTTGTCCTGCGGAGGTACTCCTGCCAAGCGGTCCAGTTCGGTGTCTCCTCGCTGATGAAGATCTGGGTCACGCCATCCCTGGCGGCCTGGGTGGGCTCATACTGATAGTCCAGCCAGCGTTTGTTTCTGAGCCAGCGCTGGGCTTGCATGATGAACGGGGTGTTGTGGTTTGCAGTCTCGGAGGCCGCGTATTTTTTTGCAGCCTCGATGAGATCCTTAGGCGGAATTCCTGACTTCACTGCCTTCTCGAATAGAACCTTTGCCGGTTGCTTGGCTTTGTCACCTTTGCGTGGAGGGTAGGAATTCCAGAAAAGCTCAAAATCGTCTATTTCAGGCATTTTTTAGCTCTCTCACTAAGCGTTGCCATCCACCTCTGTTCTGCAAGCCTCGCTCTTGCATCGAGGCCATCTCGCGGAGCATCCCTGATCACTCTCCCATTACTCAACACCGCTCCTGGTGTATATTTTTCCTCAGATTCTTTGAATTTTCGGGCTTTATTCCAATCTATTTTCGACATTCTCTGTATCTCCTCAAAAAGTCATACTTTCCCCTTTCCTTCCCTTGATACCGATGCAGCTCCCTTGGTGTGGAGCAGCTCAGAGGGAAGTAACCTTCAAGGGTTTAATCCGCGCGCTAAATGGGGACAACGCGCATGGCCACGCAGCCACTTTCCCAGCGGAGGGGGATTACGCCTACGATTGGCTTCTATGGGGCGGGACCACCGGGCGACACCCAACAGCTCAACCGTAAATCGACCAATGCTTTCTGTGGAAAGCACAGGATTTTCCGAGTGAGCGGTGTTTTTGGGGTTGCCGGGGGCTAAAGAGATGGGTAAGTAAGGCCCATCGGTTTGGGTGCTCCAACATTCCAAGTACACCGATCACGCCCCCCGGAGGTCTCCACCTCGCGGGGGGTCTTTCTTTTGTAGGCTTGTCCTATTCCTTCGTCAATGCGCTGCCAGAAGCATATTCGAGTCCTCGACCTACTACATCTAGTAGGTACCCTCCAATTCCATCGGACTTACGATCATTCTGGCCCCGTGAGGGGCATCTGCGGAGCTGCCCCAGACGACATGAAGATCGAGGCACAGACAGTCGTTTCGGACGATCCTCGCCATTTGCAGGAAGTCGGATGACACCTTCTCGTAGTTGCCGACATCCCTGATCAGCTTGTCAGGGGCATGCAAGATCAGTTTGAGCGAATAATGCTCTGGGATGGATCTGACCGGCATGGAGCTTCGCTGGAGCAGCCAGTGGCCATTGGCGTTGGTGAGCCAGGAGATGTACTCCTTGGTCCGGTAGACCCTCTTGCCACTACCCCTCCAAATAGAATTGACGCTCGGAGGGAATGGAAGATCGATAGTGATGGAGTCTTTCAAGGTACGTCTCCAGCATCTTGACCTCGGCTGCTACCTGGGCATTGCCAGCAATGATTGCTTTGATGCGGTTCCTGGCATGAAGGATCGAAGTATGGTCCTTGTTCAGGTTCCTGCCTATGGCGGAGAGCGAGGGCTTCTTGGACAGCTTGATGGCAAGGTGAACCACGACAAAGCGGGCAAAACCAGTGTGGGTCCGCCTGCTTGGACCCCTGATGGCCTCTATCGAGACTCCATAGTGCGTCGAGACGGCCTCTAGAATATCATCAAAGATCAGGCACTTCCTGGAAGGCGCGAACTGATAGCGCTTTCTGGGTGGCTCCGGAAGCATCTCAAGCATCTTCTTGATCGGTGGATCCGGATTGGGCTCGTCACCACGATGCGAGCTGGATTTCTTGGTTAGGTCAATACCAGTGTCATGAACCGCATTCGGCGGGTGTCTGAGCCGGTCCCTGATCTGCTTGGCATTCTCGGTGATCTCCTTGATCGTCATCGGCGGCTCCCGGTGTAATAGATGCCCAGATGGTGGGGGCAGAACGACTGATTGGCCGCCTTGGGCTTGGGACAGAACCAAACCAGGATTCCGTTGGGATCCCGCCCTTGGACCGACCGGCAGGTGGTGGAATCGGCCTCCAGGAATGGGATGCCATCCTTGGGCCTGGGTTTCGGGGCTGGCTTTGGCTTGGGCTTGACCATGACCATGGCCCTGACCTTCTCCCGCTTGAAGTGACTTGGATTTTTTCGCTTCTTTCGCTCCGGCAGGTGCAGCCTATGCACCTTACCAATAATGGAGTTCTTAGTCGAACCGGGGATCTCCTCGGAAATCCGTGAGGCGGAATACCCGTCCGCCCACATCGTCTTAACTTTCTCGACTTTATCAGCGGTCCAGAACCGCCATTCACCGGTACCAGTCATGAGGCTTCACTTTTCCTTTTGTGAGTTTCTGAATCTTCAGCATGGCGGCAGGACGTGGAATCCTGATCCGTTGCCGCCACTTGGCCACGGTGGCGAAGGGATAGCCTGACGTTTTGGCAAACTGCGCTGTGCTGATCCCGCGTATTATCAGAAATGTTTCAAGTGTCATGGACTTCCTGGTAGCCCATTCCGGGCTTGACTGCAACACCCAATTTGGGATATGAACAATTCAACAACGGAGACCACATGAAACGACCGCGACTGATCAAGCAGGCTTTTAAGATCGAGAGCGACGTTCCTACACCACCTCCTGGCTTGGCCAGTTGGCTTAGTTGGCCGTTTGCTAACATGAAGGTTGGTGACAGTTTCCTGGTTGGCGAAGATATGAGGTTGACCGCTCGTTGCCGAGGCGCTGCTTCTTACTTCTGCCGTCGCAATGAAGGCACCAAATTCTCAATCCGCAAGACCCCTGAAGGCTTTCGTTGCTGGAGGGTTAAGTGAAACATCAAACATTGACGGAATGGGATCGGCTTGTTGCACCGTATCTCTCGGTCATCGGCATTCGTGCCAAGCACATTCAGAGTGACGCAAAACAGATTGTCAGTTGGGTCACTATGATGCCTGTAGCTCCTGACTTTCCAACAGAAGCTATCGGTCAACTTGAGCAAGCTCAGAAGGAGGTACAAGAAGCTGCTGATGCAATAAGAAAAGCACTGAGAAACTATGCTGAGAAAGAGAAAGTAACTTAACAACGGAGATTGAAGTCTTATGGCTAAACAAGGCACAGCTAAGGTTATTGTTATCAAGGAGCCGACCAATGGCGGCGAGGAGCCGATTTCCTTCAGCGAGCCATACTCGGTAGAGGTGACCATCGAGGGAGCAGCGGATCTGATCTTCCATCGCTGGAATGCCGAAGAGGTTGATGCAAAAGGCGCAGCAGCCAAGAACTCCAAGGCGAAGAAAACCGACAACGTCGAGAGCTATGTCTACCGTAATGAGGAAGGCTACATCTGCCTTCCTGGTTTGTATCTTCGCGGCTCGATCATCAACGCTGCAAAATTCCGGCAGGATCCACGCTCGCCACGAAAGAGTGCGATGGATCTCTACAAGGCCGGTATCGTCGCAACCACACACCTTGCCAGCATGGGTACCAAGGAGTGGGATTACCTCGATAAGTGCCGGGTCACTGTCCAACGTCAGGGCATCAACAGAGTCCGTCCAGCCTTCAGGGCTGGCTGGAAGGCGACTATCGAGCTGATGGTTTTGTTGCCGGAATATATTGATCGAAATATTTTGCGAGAAACTATTGAAAGTGCTGGTAGATTAGTGGGAATCGGTGATCATCGACCAACATTTGGCCGATTTGGCATCGTTAATTACGAGTAATCTCAATGCTTTACCTAGACCGTTCCAGAAATGGAGCGGTCTAGGTTAAGGCTCTGGCATGTTCTGGCGCGGTAGGGTTAGGACTGGCTTGTTTTGGCAAGGTTGGGCATGGCATGGCGACATCGGGCAAGGTGCGGCGCGGCAAGGCATGGCGGGGTTAGGTAGGGCATGGCGATATTTGGTTCGGCAAGGCAAGGCTGGGATTGGCTTGGTGAGGTGCGGATTGGTGAGGCATGGCGATCTTTGGAAGGGTGCGGCATGGCGATATCTGGCAAGGCTTGGCTAGGTAAGGCATGGCGAGGTTGGGCGAGGCATGTCTGCATAGGGCTAGGTTGGGTAGGGACAGGCGAGGTGTGGTGAGGTGTGGCTTGGCCTCGGGCAGGGCGTGGTCTGGCGTGGTCTGGGATGGTTAGGTGCGGTGAGGCACGGCTAGGTCTGGCGATCTGTGGCGAGGAGCGGCATGGCTGGGTGAGGTCAGGTCAGGCGTGGAATGGTTGGGTGAGGCGACATCTGGCAAGGTAGGGCAAGGCCGGGTCGGGTGCGGTGTGGCAAGGCATGGCGATCTGGGGCGAGGCATGGCTGGGTGAGGTGTGGTCCGGCCAGGAGAGGCATGGCGCGGCGATACAGGGTGCGGAATGGAGAGGCCCGGTTGGGCGGGGCTAGGCATGGCATGGCATGGTGAGGTCCAATAAATGAACGATGCAGCTATCGGGCATAATTCTCCACCAGGAATGATCGAAATTACTGATCAAACGATGAAAGATATTTCTGCTTGGATGGCAGAAAATCCAGTTATCAATAGTGAATCTTCTAAAGAAGCCAAGCTTTTCCTCGATAGAGGAAAATTAGCTATCCAGGATATGGAAGATGAGCGCAAAAAAAGAGTTGGACCACTTAATGACGAAGTCAAAGAAATCAACAATTCATACCGACCAGTCGCCGCAAGAATTTCTAAAGTCGTTGATACGCTATCGGATCGACTCACGGCTTTTATTAAAGAAGAAAGACGCATTAGAGAAGAAGCAAATCGAGTTGCTGCTGGACTTGCTAGAGAAGCCGAGATCAAAGCGCGTGAAGCTGAGCGTCTCGAACGTGAAGCAATTGAGTCAGCTAATCACGGAGAACTTGGAGTTGATGTTGCGGCTCATGTCGCAGATGCCGATATTGCCTTCCGTGACTTCGAGAAATCCCAAAGAGCAGCAGCCCTCACGGAGAAAGAAACCCACGTCAAAATTACCGGCGGCTTCTCACGAGCGGTCAGCCTCAAGACCAAAGAAACGCTCGTTGTCGTTGACGCACAAGCCGCACTCCAAGAAATGGGAGCCAACGACGAAATCAAGGAAGCCATCCTGAAGCTGGCACGAGAGTATCGCCGTGCAACCGGAGACCTTCCTCCTGGAGTCGAAGCGTCATACAGGGAAGAAATATGAAACTAACGGTAGTCGATAAATCAGTCGATGACTTACGCGACAAGACTCCGCCTGGAATGGCCTTCTGGGCTGGAACAGGGCCGAAGAGGACAACCTGTCGTGAGTGCGAGCATTACGAATTCAATGGCTACAAGAGCAATCGGGGCACTCATCGAGGAGGTACACTGAAGAACGGTAAGTGTGAGAAATACGCGACCATGATGGAGAAGGATGGATCTAAAATTCCGTTCGACACGCCATCATGCAAATACTTCAGCCTGAATAAAGCAGTCCCGCCAATCGTTAATCCAAGGAAAGACTAATGGAACAGACAGTCATCACCGTTGCTGGCATTACGCCTCCGGCCCCTGGCAAGAAACAGGGCAAGATCATCGATACCAATGGAGGCTCATGGAATGTCTGGGGCGACAAGCTCCAGAACTACCGCATGGGGGTTTCCTATGAAATTCAGTACGAAATCAAAGAGTTCAACAATCATAACTTTAATCTCATCAGCACCGCCAATCCAACGAACTCATTATCGCAGCAGTCGACACTGCCATTGCAGCGGCCACCTAACGCACAATACGTTCCTAATCAGCCAGGGCATCAGACCATGCCAAGCCAAGCGCCACAGGCTTGGCCCGGTCCTACACCAAAGGTGCAACTGACAGTCAAGGACGAGATGATCTTCGTCTGCGGCATCATGAACAATTCAATGGCTAATGCCAACGTCAATCCTGTCGAGCTTACCCTCGTTGAGATGATTGCCATGGTCAACAAGGCCAAGCAGGCTTGGCGAAACACGTTCGGAAAGTTTCAACAAGCCGACGATATGAACGATGAGTTACCGGATCTTGCTCAATGAGCAATGAGTTTTCATTCAGCGACGAGTGTCTGAAGGCCAACGAGGAGTGGGTGGATAAGGAGTATGCCGCCCAGCTCCTTGAGGACACCAAGACGCTTGTCATGGCACAGCGTCAGGCTGCGCTTGGCGAAATGGCTGTCAACAAGGCAGAGCAAACCATCAAGGCCTCTCCTGGCTGGTGGGACTATGTCGTATCCATTGTCGATGCCAGGAGAGATGCCAACCTAGCCAAAGTCAGAGCGGAGCATAAAAAAATGCGGTTCTATGAGAATCAGTCCAGAGAAGCTAACGTCAGAGCGGAGATGAAACTCTAATGAAGTGTCCATACTGCGGATCCAGGATGGAAGGTCCTGGACCGGACGAGGTCTTATCGCCAAAGCGCAGGGCAATCTACAATTTCATCGCCGATGCCGGACTCAAGGGTGTTTCCAGAAAGGAAGCCTTCGCCAAGCTATTCCCGGGATCCAAGGCGGAGGCATCGCTGCGGACTGCGATCCACGGCATCAACAAGGACATTGAGCCGAACAAGATCGTTTCCAATCACGGCATCATACGCTTGCTTGGAGTCGAGCATTAGGGGTGGTTCAGCAGCCGGTAGAAACGCTCTTTCTCTTCTTCGGTTGCCGAGGCATTAAAGTTTGCCTCTTTCCGCTTGGTTAGACGCGCCGATGGATTGAGCGTGGTCTTGATGTAGTAAGTCTGGAGCCCCTTAGGCACTCCAATCTCCGTCATCTTGTCCACGGCACCATCGATATTGCCCCTCTGGATCTGCTTGCGGATCTCCGGAAGTGCCTGAGATAGTTTGTATTTCTGACGTTCCTCGAACTTGTAAAGCTCGCCCATGGCAGGGCCGCCAGGGGCCCCCTTGGAGAACGTCAGACCCATCAGAGGGCCAAACAGCTTAAGCAGGTTGGTCTTGGTCTCACCCTCGCCTCTGGCCAGTTCTCCCATGGATTCGAACTGAGAAACCGGCACCTGGGCCGACATGAAGGCCGTGGCGATGTTGCCAGCATTCTGCACCATTTCCGTGGTGGAATGCGGATCTGGATTGTAGAGCTTGCGGCCAAAGCCGATGTCGTTTGAGGCCAGTTGCCATGCCGGTCTGACCATAGTGCCAAGCTTGCGCTTCACCATGTCGAATGGCGATGTAGACCAGCCAAGGACTTCTTCACCGATCTTGCCGGTCGGGTTCCGCATATAGATGGCGGAGCCATCCTGCTGATAGCCGACCAGGACACGATCCTTCTTGCCCGGTTCGTTCTCCGATGTGGACGTAAGACTCTCGACGGAGTCAAACGGATGAGCCAGAACCTCGAACGGATGCTCCTTGGTCTTCTTCAACAGGGCTGCAATCCTATCGACATAGCCCATGCCGATCTCGCCAAGGGACTTATCGCCGCGTAACCTGTCAGAAATATCCTGAAGCAAAGAGTTACCGGCATACATAAGGCCAAGATCGAGAGCGACGGTCATCGTTGCCTTGCGCTTGGCATAGCTCCGGATCTTCTTCAGGGCTTCTGGACCGGCGTCTCTGCCGATCTGAGCCTGAACATCCCTCGGCAGACCGACAAACATATCCTTCATGGCACCGATGTTGCCAAGCGTGAAGGTCCTGGAGAACAGGGCCAGATTGGCGAACTTCCTGGCATTCTCAGACATCGACTCCGCTGGCAAGGCACCGGCATAGCGGTTAGCTAGGTGCGCCGCAGCACGGCCAGCGGTCTGCTCGTCATGCCCCTTGGCAATCAGGCTCTCCCTGAAGTTCGTGTAGAGACCCATCTGAAGGCGGGCGACCTGATCCCACAGCAGGGTGTTGTGCCAGAAGTCGCCAAGGGTCTCGATCCTGCGCCTGACTGTATTGCCAGCCGCCTTGCTGAACAGGTCGGGAATTGCCGCCAGGGTCTCACCGGTCCAGGATTTGCGTGGTCCCAAGGTTGGCGCTTCCATCATCGAGGTGATGTCTTGCCTGCCAGCGCGGCCTCCAATCGGAACAAGGCCATTCCTGACGGCATCCTGCATGAGCGGGATGTTCTTCAGAGCCCGGTCGCCATCGAAATAGATCCTGAAGGTCAGAACCTTACCCGGCATCGCCGGTAAGGCACGGCCCCACTCCACCGCGTTATGGATCAGCGGCGAGTACATGATGACCGACATGGTCTTGGCCTTGAGATTCATCAGGCCATTGTAGATTTGCCCCTGATCCTTGGCTAAGACCGACCGCAGCGGACCCTCGAAATCGGACCTGACATAGAGCGGCTTCTTCTCGAAGACGACGTTGCCGTTCTCGTCCTTGACCGCAGAGAGTCTGCCGGTTGCCGGATCAGGAGCAAGCTTGGGCTTCCAGGTCGTGAAGGCGGGATGATCGACGGTGAACCACTTGTAGGGACTGTCGGATGGCACCGCCCCCTCGTGAACGGTTTCCTCGCCGGTCCTGGCACCAGCCTCCTTGATCTTGTTGATCAGAGTCCGGCCCGCCACGGCATCTCTCAGGCGGGCTGAAGCCAATGGCAGGGCACGGATATTCCTGGCAAGCTCGGCATCCTCGCCCAGGATCTTCTTGCCAGCCGCTTCGGTTTCCTCGGCAAACAGGTATTTTCTGCGCTTAGTGCTTGGCGAGGTGGTCCTGAGATTAGTGCCGATCTTCGTTAAGGAATTGGGTGGTGCATCGGTGCCACTGGAGACCTTGGGGCGGGGCGTGGGAGGGCCTTCAGAGCCGGAGGCAACCCGCAGAAACTCTCTCGGGGCATAGTATTTCCGGCCCTCGCCACTGACGATCCCGGCGTCGACGGCAGCATCCCAGGACTGACGAGACTCTGCCTGAAGTCCCTCCATAGCCGATCTTTCGGCAGGGGTAAGCTGAGCCAGCCCCCGGCCTTCGGCATGTTGCTGTGCAACAAAGTCGGCATTGCCCATCTCCTGGATGACGCTTTCCTCGTCGCCAGCCTCCCACATCCGCTTTTGCTGCTCTTCGGTGAAGTTCTTCTTGATGATCGTATCGACTCTGGCCCACTGCCAGCGCGATGACCGCTTGCTGTCGGCAAAGTCCCTGGCAATGGCTCTGGCTTCGTTGGAGCCGCTCCTGGCCGCCATCGGCGTCAGCTTCATCTGGGCGTCGTTGACGATGTCGCCCAGAGAGCCATCCATCCATTGCTTGAGCTTGGCCACCACCGGACTGCGTGGTCCTGCAAGGATCTGGGTGTATTCGGCATTCTGATCCCGCATCAAGCGGGCTTGTTCCGCATAGTGGGCTCTGGTTTCTTCCGGATGCCATGGATCGTTAGCGTTAGCCTCAAGGCGAGGCAGCATGCCATCGTTCATCTCCACGACATTCCGCATCTGCTCGGCATTGAGGCCGGTTGGTGAGACCCGGTTATCGGCCAGGACCCCCTTGGCCAGCTTGTGCCCTGCCGCCGGAATGGCAGTGCCAACCACACCTTGGGCATAGGCTTGGCCGAGATCCTCGGTGACAGGCTTGCCTTCTATGACATTGGTTGCGGCTTTGGCACCCACCGAGACTCCAGGCTGGACAGCCACGGACTGAAACAGCAGATGCTTGAGCGGCTCCAGGGCCTTGGATCCCAAGCCAAACAGGCCCCAGCCTAGGCCAGAAGCAGCGCTAGAAACCCCGGTCTTTTGCAAAGCCCTGGTCCAGGCCCCCTCCTTGTCGCCAGGATGAGCCTTAAGCTCCTCGGCGTAGGCAGGGCCGATGGTCTTGGCGGCTTCGGCCAAGGCAGCGCCACCCATGCCGCCCATGATAGCTCCACCCGGCACCGGGGTCAGGGCTCCAGCGCCAGCACCAAGCAACCCACCGGCAATAACCGGGGCTCCTTCGGCAAACTGATAGGCCAGTTTTGGAGCAAGCTTGGCCTGTGGCGACAGCACATCGCTCCATTTCAATGGAGCGGCTGCTGGACTGGGCTTCTCGGCCTCCGGAGTAACACCGGCCACCATCCCGGCACCCTGTCCCAGGCCGGTAAAGGCATGACCAAGACCTTGGGCTCCCGCCTCCAGAATTCCTGGCATGATGGGTTCCGGCTCTGGCGTAGCTGGAGCCTCTGGGGCTGGAGTCTTATCGAACTGATCGAAGATATTCTTAGACTGCGCGGCACCGGTAGGTGCTGCTGCCACAGGTGCGGGCTGAGGTGCTGGCGAATCGAACTGGTCGAAGACGTTGGCCATTACTCACCAAGCAGCTTGGCCGCCCATCCTGGGTATTTTGCCTCGAACTGAGCCCTTATGGCTGGGTTATCCTTGTTGTTTTTGAGAAACTCAAGGGCTCCGTCTGGAGGCGGCGCTACACCACGCTGACGTTGCGCTTCAACGAACGAAGTGGCTTCCTGCACTCGCCTGTTGACCTCCGCAATTTTCTTGTCTCTTGGAATAGTCGGATCGTTGTTAACCGCATTCTGGATAGACACGATGCTGCTCGGAGGCAGGCCGCCCTGGCTGGATGCGCGGCCCAGCAATCGGCCAGTCTTTACTGGTTCACCAGTTGCAGGATCGGTAATGACTCCGGTCTTGGTATTGGCGCGACCAACCTTTACCTCGTTAGTTACTGGGTCGGTGTAGTTCAGAAACTGATACTTGCCCTGATCAAGAAGACGACTCTGGTAAGCCTCCATCCTCGCTTCGTGCGGAGTCGTGCGAGTGTATTTGTTCAGTTCACCCTGGGCATGACGGAATAGCTCTTCCGCCTTCTGGTTGATCTGCTGCTCGCTGCGAAGCTCGCCACGCTGCTTGTCGAGATAGGCAACACCGGACTCGGCACCCTCAGCCAAGCCAGCAACACCGGGCTTGGTGCTTTGCGCCATCTTCAAACCGGCCTGAACCAATGCCATCCATGGCGACCGCGTTGCTCGCTGGCCAAAGTCACGGCTCAAGGCATCCGGATAGGGCTGGGCACTTCTTGGCATACTGAAATCGCTGAGCTTCATATCGGAATTGAGTCCAGCCAATCGGCTGCGATTGGGATAGCCGCCAGTGCGGTCTGCGCCGCTGGCCACCTGAACGTCGGGCTGAGATGGGGCCGGAGGCGGAGCCGTTCTCGGGGTTGTATCCGTGGATACAGGACCCCGTGCTGGAGAGCCTAACGCGGCCTGATTGTATGGCCCCTTGAGAGCTGAAGTATCGAACGGTCCTGGAGCATTAGCGGCCTCTTCCCTTCTCAGCGGATCACGGAGAAGACCAGCCTGACGCAGTATCTCGGCTTGGTCACCAACCGGCGCGTTTGCCGGTGAAGGCGTGGCTTGGGCTGCTCCAGCCGTTGCCGGAGCCGCAGTATGCGGAAACATCGTCACATCGCCCTTGTAGTCAGCTTGGCCGCGATTGAATGGCCACATGCCAAGGTTCGGGGCTTCGCGCTCTATAGGACGGCTGTAATCTGGCTCTGCTGGGGCAGCGGCATCTATCGGATTGAAGTCATCAGGCGAGTATTCCTCTACGTCCACGCCGCCGTCTGTGGCATAGCCATGAGGAGCCTTGCCGCCTCGCTTCATCATAAGGAGCGGCAGCACGGCTGATGCCATCTTCGCCATGTCGCCCATGCCGCTTGAGCTTGATCCTCCGCTACTAGTGGGAGGGTTCAGATTGAGATTGTTATGAGACTGGCCTGACGTGTCTTGCATCGGGATGTACGGAATAGGGCTCAATCCCTCAGTCTCACCGCCTCCGGCAAAACCCATACCAGCATCATAGGGACTGACAGCGCCACCACCGGCAACCGTACCGCCTCGTTTGAGGAGAAACGGTATGACGGCGGAGGCCATCTTTGCTATATCGCCAATGCCGCCGGAGGAGCTAGACCCACCGCTCTGGCTCGGCGGATTCAGGTTGAGATTGTTGTGCGATTGCCCCGATGTCATGTGCAGCGGGATGCGGGGGATGGGATTCAGATCCCCGTAAGGCGACAGTGATGGTTCTTCATCGTCACTCCCACCGCTGGCATAATGAACAGGACCACCGGATCGGTAATAGGTCGGACCAAATCCGGCTTCGTTTGCAGGGCCGGTATACATCGAGGCATTAGGGCTGTTTGGTGTGCTGGTCGAACCGCCACTGCCGTCAAAGGCACCGGCTGCACCGGCAATACCAGCCCCGGCGACACCTAGACCGGTAATCTGATTAAACAGGCTGGGTTGGGCTGGTGTTGTGGACGTGTTTCCAACACCCGTTGTGGTGCCACCCATGGCACCGGCCAGACCTCCGGTAATGCCAGCCAGGAACTGAGCTTGCTGATAGGGATAGGCGATCTGAGCCAGGATCTGCTGATACGGGCTCATCAGCTCGGCTTGGGTCTGCTGCTGTTGCTGAGTGCCAACCATGCCCAGGGCGTTGGTGGCTTGCAGATTGCCGGTTTGCAGGTTCTGCCAGCCTTGAGCGGATTGAAGAGCCTGCTGCTTGGCTTGCTGAGCCGCCGACAGCGCTTGTCCATAGAAGCCGGATCGGGCCTGGGCCAGGATATCGCCTTGTGTCTTGTCTAGGTTGCCGCTGACCAAGCCAAGACGATCAGCACCGACACCACCGGCCATGGCGGTGGACTGCCCCATGGTCTGAACCCGCTGCGGATCGAAGATGTACTTCTTGATGTCGGCTTCGGTCTGATCCGCATACGGATTCATATTCTGGTTGATGTCGTCCTGCGTAATCGGAGCCTGTGCCGTCTGGAGATTGGCTCCGGCGGTGTTATTCAGGCTGCCCTGCATGCCCAGGATCTGATTGAACGATTGAGTCTGGAATGGATTGAAGCCAGCGACCGGCGCTGCTGGCATCTGGAACGGCTGCTGCGCCGCCCCCTGCGCCATATTGAGGGCTTGAGTGCCAGCGGCTCCTATCTGCGGGGCTGGCGTATAGGTCTGCGTTTGGTTAGTAGCGGTAACTTGTGGCTTGGGTTGACAAAGACCGCCCATTTGATGCCCTTAATGAGCCGTTCGCGACAGGCTCGATCCGGCTGTTAACGAGCCGGGATAATAGAGGAATAGCTCGCCTATTTTTGGGAACATGCGGCGGAACAGCCTGCACTTGGCTTCGGTTCTGTGATTGGTAACCACCGCAGACATTAAGGGCATCCCGATGATATCGGCTTGGGTCTTCATCCAGCCGGTGAGTGTCTTGGCGTGGCCGGTCGTTCGGTATTCCGGATCGACAAACACCAGGAAATCCGTCAGGTGCTTGTCGTAAGTGTACCACAGATCAGAGATACAGAGGCCGCAGATAGCCTCCAGGCCCCCTTCCCTGCCGATCACACCGATGATGCCTCTGAGGCCGGGGTCGTCCTCAGGGATTGCATCCGGATTGAGGAATCTGGTCAGCATCCAGTGCAGCTTGTCCGGAGCCAGGGAGAACTGATCGTTCTCATTGTGGGCTTGCAGGAACAGCCTGAGGCACTCCTGGTAGTCACGCATGGTGGCGGCACGGACAATTTCCATATCATTTCTTCGGTGGTTTTAGCTTCTTCAGGGTTTCGATGTGCTTCTTGCGGGTATGAATCACGAACCGATCCAGCACCTTGTGACCGGCCTCAAGATCGCCATGACCGACCTCCCTGACTTGGTCAGGATGAATGACGTATTCTCCGCCAGCCGCAATGATTGGAATATCGCCCTGTTCTGACTCTGCCGCGCCACCTTCCTGGAAGGTCCTACGCAGACCGACAGAAGCACCCCAGTCCTCTGGCTTCCGACGCAGCGGTATGTCGTTGGAAAACGTATGAGCTTTGCCCGTCACCTCTAAATCACTGGTGAGTGGATAGCTGCCGGTAACCTCGTGCTTGGTGATGCTCGGGAAGTCTTGGGTTCTATAGTCGAGCTTCGGCTGGCCACCATCGGCAAATTTGCCCATGCGTATTGGTCGTATCATCTGAAGACGAGGCATCCTGGGCGGCCTTGGACTCTTCGGTAGTTTGCCAGAAAGCTGCGCGGTTGATTGAGGGCTATAGGGTCCGGTCTTGAACATCGTCCCCAGGATTTTCTCTCCGGCCATGGTGTTGCCTTGGCCTAGAGCCGATGGGATGTCGGCTGGCAGGATGTAGGACCCAGGAGGAACACTCATCGGTAGCTTGTCGGTTCTGCCGGGGACCGCCGACCTGATCATCCCTGGCGGATGCGGCGGATGGTAGTAGTAATTCTTGCTGGGGTTGGAGTAGCCACCCCTGGCCAGATTAGGAACACCACCACGATTCATTTTATCGTTCTCCTTTTGAGGATTCCCATAAACGAAAGTGCCGCCACCAGCCACGCCAGCAACACCGGCTAGAGTGTTTCTGAGGTGCAGCTTGGTTGGATCGAACTTTGCCATGGCTTGGCGCAAAGCGCTGGTCTTCAGAAAGATATACTGAGTATGAAGGCCATATTTGCTGCTGCCCATATCCCTCATATTGTGAGCGGCAATCATATCAGCGCCTTGGCGGTGGCCAGCCTCGATGAGAGATTCCATTTGCTTCGGACTATAACGGTTCATGCCGGACCACTGCTTCCAATCCACCTCCATCGGCTTTAATGCTCTGGCGACATAACTTGTGACATTGTGTCCGTAGTTCTCGGCTACCAAGCCCGGAATAGTAGAAGAGAAAAACCCTCTTTCCTGCTGAACGGTCTTATGGGTAAACGGATCTTCCAGAGTGTCGGGAATGGGATAATGAGATCCGTGATGAACCGAAAGGTATGGGTTGAAACCAAGCTTCTTGATTTCGCTCTTTGATTTATGAACTAAATTCAGCGGCTTGATGTCTTGTTCTGGCGGCTTCCATTCGGCCCAGTTCTTGATCGGCTTGACCAGTTGTTTGAATCGATTGTCAATCTTGAATGGAGTGGCTTGCTGGAACCACTTATCTGAGTCGTGTCCGCCAATAAGAGGCTCAGGCGGGTCAATCGCAGAATCAAGCTTGGCCTCGTACTCTGCTACGTCCTTTTCATATTGGGTCTTTGGCTTGGCCTTCACTGTTGGCGTGGCAGTCCATGGGTTATCAGCTCTGATAAATTCATCGACGGCCTTACGGGTTTCTGCTGGCAATCCCTTGAACATTTCCTCAGCGGCTGCGGGATCGTTCAGATTCTTGAGATACTCATGAATCTCCTGAGGCGATCCTTCAAGTGGATTGAGTGACTCAGGCGCAGCTTCATGCGGCTTGGATTCAAGCAAGTCTGCATATCTATCGATGTTAGCGTTGAATGCCTTGTCCTTTAGGAGGTGCGGAGGAATGGCGAACTTGTCTGTCTTGGTCGAGAAATAGTTATAGTCCAGCGGAAATTTTCCATCCTTGCCGCTGCCCTTAGCTACCGAATTAAACGGCGAGTATTCCAGCTTGTTCTTCAGCGCCTTGATGGCGAATCCAACCTTGGGCTGGATCGATGGCGGTAGATTACGAAACACCGCCTCCGCAGCTTGCGGATTTACATGCTCGGCAATCTGCCACAGGTGAAGAGCGGCATCCCAGTGATTAGCACCATACGGACCTTTGCTCAGAGACTTGCCAATAAGCTGGAGGTTTTCCTTGTTGAGTGTCGCATCGGAAATCATGTTCGTCATCTTGGGGCCGATAGCCTGAGCAAACGACATCTCATGGAGCTTATCCAGTGGAGTCTTCTCTGGCTCGACAAAGTCAGGATGGACTGGAGGAGGAATCTCGTTGGCAAACTTGTTGTAGTCCTCTTCCGTAAATGGAACCTGCTGATACGGGTCGCGAACCTGATCCATATGTGGCTCCTGAGTCGGTTCATAACTCTCAGGAATTTTTGCTTCCGATTTAGCCTCTGGCTTAACGCCGTAATGCTGCTCGATGTTGTATTTGCGCTGGAGCAGCGTGGACATCAGCTTGAACTTGTCCATCTTGTTGCCAGGACCGTACATCTCGACAAGTCTGGCAATGTCTTTGCCATCGACATTGGCGATCTTCTGAGCCCCGATCATTTCAGACTGGTGTTCTATGTCGCCAAACACCTGAGCCGACAGATGGCTGTAGCTGGGATCGGCCATCGTGTTGAGTTCATCGACCTCGGGAGTAAACTTGGCTTTCTTGCTTCCGGTGCCTTTGTATAGAAGGCCGCCACCGGTATCGATGACGTGAGCCGTGCCGGACGGATCGACCATGATGTTGCCGAGAGGATTCTCTGGACCGGTGCCGACAGTATCATGGTTGGCGAGCAGAGCATGAATCGGATAATTCTCGTGCAACCCATTTATGTCTTTGTATTCTCTTTCGCTGTTACTAAGTTGAACACCCTCGATCTTCCTGCTGGCAATTCCTGGCTTGCCATTAACGGTCGTCAGGCGAACATCGGCCACCGGAACATTGAACAGCTTGTAAAGTTCAGCCGTCAGCTTCTCATTCTTGGCTTGTTCGATGCTTGGTGCCTGCTTGACGTACCATTCAGTGCCAGTGGCCGGATCAAGCTTGAATCCTCCCGGCATCGTTCCCTTTGATGAGGAGATTGTCTCGAACTTGGAAGTGTCGAGGAGTCCTTCCTTAGGGATGCTCCGGCCAAACCTGGAGGCGACCCCCATGACGCCAGCAACAGCCGTGGAAAGCATATGACCACCAGGAAGCGATCCAAGAGTCGCATTGAATGTTCCCATGGCCCCATGCTTGGCGGCTTCTCCAATCTTGCCTTCCTCAAGAGCCTGCTTGGTCCTGACAGTGTCTTCCATGGCGGCTTGCTCGCCGGAGCCAGGAGCCAGCATCGAACCAAACGATCCAATCTTATTCAGCGCTTCATCAAATCCCGGCCCTGCATAGCGATGCACAGCCTCTTTGGCCTTGGTATAGAGGTCGTGGACGGCACCATAGGACTTGTCTTCCGGTCGGCCAAAACCCAGGAATGGAGAATCGCCAGGATCGACATTCTCCACCCCTAATGGACCCTGGATCTGGAATGGAGGGCGAGTTGGCTTGTTGAAAGGATTGGGATCCTTGGGCGTAAAGGCATCAGCTACCGTATCTGTATCCCAGGCTTCCGGTGCCGGTAGAACATCACCACCATCGGCATACTTCTTGGCCGCCCGCAAAGCGGATCTGCCTTTGTCGGCAGCGTTGAATTCCTTGGCCACGGATACCGATGGGCCACCACCTCCAGGCTTCTTCCAGCCATGGGCGACGGCAGCCATCAATCTAGCCTGCGCTGGTGATACGGATGGCATCAGGCTGACCTTATAAAGGTTAAGCCTTGGGTCATGCTAGGAGGCTGAAGACTAAACGGAACATTGCCTCCAAGCTGGCCAGGGCGAAGGCCGGTGCCTTGATAACTGGTGTCATAATTTGCTTCATCAGTCACAAAGCCGCCGCCACCACCACCAGCACCAGCCGCATACACGCCATGCGGAACAGTAACAAGGAGATGGGTGTGGCTCGGATCATAAACCGAGAGTTCGGGTACTTCACCATTTACGATGTAATGGTAGTAAATACCGCCACCAGCGAAAATGGTATTGCCATCTATGGTATAGGGTCCAACAAATGTATTAAGCGGAAGTCGGCCCGTGCCTCCGTCCATGGAATATCTTGCACGGCCTCTACAGTCCGGTAGAGTTCCACCTATTATTCCAGCAAGAATAGGATATTGAGTCGTGTTGAATGCACTTCCATCGCAATAAAGATACGGAAGCTGAACGGTACACGCCGATACCCATGTTGGATATCCACCAGTAGCATGATCCATATAACTGCCAACAGGAGGCAGATTCCTGTATCTAAAATGAGTGCCATCCGTAACGCAGTCGAATGCATTTCCCGGTATGGCACCAATCGCTCTGGAACCGGCAACTGTAGTTTTCAAAGTAACCGAGTATGCGCTTGACCCGGCACAGTTGTTAAAGATTGTGTAAGATCCGGTTATCGATGCCGGTGGTGATCCTACCTGGGGGAAAGTTATCGATACGCTTGCCGTAAGAGTGCCGGTAAAGATTATCCAAGCGCATTGCATCTGCGCTTGAGATAACGACACCGAAGCAGCAGAAAGCGCAATGGAAACGCTTTGACCAAGCGCTGCATCCACCACGCTCCAATTGGCATTGGTGGGCTCATCCCAGTTGCCAACGTAACTACTGGGGGCGACCTCAGTAAGATTTTTTGCTAGTGTAAAAGTGACCATGATTCCCTCTAGGCCGACCGTATGAAGGTTAAGCCTTGGGTCATACCGGGTGATTGGAGACCAAACGGAACGGCAGATGCAAAGATCTGACCAACTCTGACGCCGGTATATGAGGCGGTAGTAGTATAATTTATTTCATCCGTCACAAATCCGCCGCCGCCGCCACCTCGACCGATATAATACGCGGTATGCGGAACAGTATTGACCGTATGAGCGTGGGTTGGATCGTAAACTGAAAGCTCAGGAACTTCGCTGTTTGCTATGTAATGGTAATAAAGACCACCACCGGCAAACAGGGTATTGCCGTCCAGGCTGTTAGGTACACTGCCATTAAGTGGCAGCCGTCCGGTTCCTCCATCCATTGAAAATCTTGCGCGACCTCTACAGTCAGGCAAAGTTGTTCCTATCATTCCTGCCAGGATAGGATATTGACCCGCTGAAAATCCGGATCCATCGCAATAAAGATACGGTAACTGAACATTGCATGCGAGTACCCATGGTGGGTATGAGTTAGAGGCAAAATCCATATAAGTGCCGATAGTAGGTAGATTTTTATATCTGAAATTAGCTCCATCGGTGATGCAGTCGAATGCATTTCCTGGTATGCAACCGATCACTCGGCCAGCCGGATTTGTCGACTTCAAGGTAACCGTATAGACGCTGGAGCCAGCGCAGTTGTTAAAAACCGTATAAGAACCGGTTATCGGCGCTAGAGGCGAGCCAACTTGCGGAAACGTGATTGCTACGTTTGCCGTAAGTGTTCCGGTAAATTGTATGTAAGAGCATTGCATCTGCGCTTGAGAAAGAATCACCGGAGAGGCGGCAAGAGCAATTGAAACATTCTGGCCAAGCGCCGCATCCACCACGTTCCAGTTAGAGTTGGTAGGAATATCCCAGGTGCCGACGTAGCTGCTGTTAGCAACCTGATAGAGACCCTTTGCTGTTGTGAATGTGACCATTGATTCCCTCTAGGGTCTGTACCACGGTATGTATCCAGCAGCACCAGAGCTTGTGGTAACTGCAATGAATCCAGCAGCTTGTGAAGAAGTAAAAGCGATGCTCGAATTCGCCGTGCTAATTGCTGACGATACTAATGTGCCCTGCTGAAGGAATGTAGTACCAAGCCTGTTGTTCAGACCTTGGATGGCAGCTACACCATTCTGAAGCGCGGCAAGAATGTCACCGATGCCAGCCATTAGCGTCTCCCTGCCAGAGCAAAGCGATATCTGATTCGACCAAGCCGCCAGAATGACTGACTGTTGCTGTGGATCGTAATCGACATCAGCCTGCCGCGAAGTCTCGGCGAGATATATTCAGTCGATTCAGTTACCGTAAACGGCCCGTAAGCGGTTGGCGCGTCACCTGGATAATTGGCGGAATAGAAGGTTATATCGACCGAGGCATTCTTGCTGCCATCGAGCAGACCCCAGATGAAGTCTGGCAAGACATAATCAACGAATGCCAGATCATTGCCTTCGGTGATCGAGAACCAGCCGGTCTGGAATGCTGTCGAGCTGACGCCAGACTGGACCGTTCCAACCTCATGCTGGACTATTGTGCCTAAGGTATCGGCGGCAATCGGATTACCAAGAACAGAGATATCCACCCAGGCCGTCCTGGGCATCAAACCGTAATCCCACGACTTGGTGAGGATGTTGTACTTTACATAGGAGTCATTCTCTGTCGCATTAGATGATGGGAAAAACCAAGTGATCTCATTGAACGATGAATTCGGGGCACAGCGAATCTTGTAGGTATTGGTAGGGTTCAGGTTCTGGAATATGTAGTCCCAGACAGTGCAGGGCACGACCTCGACGCCACTGGCGCTGATGGTAAAGAAGTTGCTGGAGCCGCACCAAAAGACGCTACCGGCAATAACACCGGCAGCATGCTGTCCAATAAGTCCGCAGCCAGTGCCGACCTTGGTGAAGTTGAAGATGACGGTGCCGCCGACATACTGCATGATCCAGGCATCGATATCGGTCCAGATCACCCCATAGTTTGGAGCCTGGAGGCCACCCATGATGATAGATCCACCGGAGAATTTAAATCGTCCGGCAGCAGTCGCATTGGATATTGTCCAGTTGGTATAATCCAGGGCATCGGACCAGCAGACGATTAGATTGTCCTGAACTCCGGAGGATTGCACCGATCTCCAGGCCACCAGGATCTGTTGTGGCTGAGAGATGAAGATGCCGCCATTAAAGAACGGCGCTGTTGCTACAACCTGAGCGGTGAAGAATCCACTTTCCGGCGAGTAGGCGTAGATTGCTCCATCGGTGGGACATGCCAGAAGCGTTGCACCCCAGTTATCCTGGCTCCAATCCAGGGCCATGATCGGAGTGCCGGTGGCTCCGGCAAAGGTGATTCCCGTTCCACCAAATCCACCGCTGCTAAAGCCGCCAATACCGAATCCAGCGCCGGTCGTTTGCACACCTTGGGTAATGTAATACTGAAACTGAGCAAGCCCGCCATTCATCGTGGAGGTAAGTGTGGTGCTGGCGAGTGTATTATCGACAATCGTATATTGAGTGCTATCGATGACACTGGCGATGCTGTAGTGACCAACAATGAGATTGCTGCCTATTGTGGTCGGCGCTAAGAATTGCTGCTGGATTCCAGAGATAGCCAGATATCCATTGTTAGGAGACGTAACGACAATCGTTGGCGAGCCGGACGAGACCGTGAATGTCGGTAATATTCCACTCGACCCGATAGTGGCTGTCGATGCGATACTAGAGAAAATTTCATATCGGCCAGTGCTTAGAACTGTCTGTATCTTATACGAGCCATTCAGATATAGACCGGCGATAGAAATCGGAGTGTTGAAGTAGACAGAATTATATGGTGCCGGACCACTGTTCGGATCGTTGATGCGAACGACACAACTGCCAAGAGTAACGCTGACATCAACCGATGGATTGGTAATCAATATCTGCGGGGTGATGTCTGTCATAGCCCCGGCGCTGCTGGCGACGATCAGGTTCTGAGTCGCGGCAATGCCGAGATGCTTGACTCCGGCAACGTCCTGCCAGGGATGCAAGTCGCGCACTGTAGATGGAATCAGTGTCGGTATATACTGTTGCCATCCGCCAAGCGTTTCGATCAGGTCGTTCCTGAACCGGATCAACTGAGAGACGGAAATTCCGGCCTCATTCAACGAAAGAGTCCGCTCCACATCGACGGTAGGTCGAAGTGTGACTGAGGCCATTGGCATGAATCAGGTCCTCTTCCCAGCCAGAGGTGCCGGGGCCTGAGAAGTCCAGCCATCGGACTCCCACTTGGCTCTGGACTGCTCCATTGCTGCGGAGGCAAACAGAGTCTTGTATTGGGTCTCCCAGGAAGTGGCTCCTTGCGGATTGTCAGACTGGCCGCCGAAGTCACGCATATAGCCAAAGCCAAACACCATCGATGCAGCGATAAAAAGATCCGGGCAATACTGGGTCAGGAAGGTGCTTGAGTTCGAGGTACTCAGGCTGGTTGGCCGTTGCAGACCGACAACCTCGGTTGCATAGGCCGCATCCGGTACAGGACCCAACAAGACCGTTGTCGGCGACCTGACTGCAAACATGGTCGGCACCCCTGTCACAGTCCGGTTTGATGGCCACAGAGTGGTTATCACCTCTGGCGCAACCGGCATCAGTGAGCTTCTGGAACCATTAGATGAGGTCGTCCCCAGTGGGGTGATGATGCTGAGGCTGTCGATGGTGATGAAGTTGCCCAGTGAGGTTGGCGGGATGAAGTTTCTATCGCCAGAGGATGTCAGGGCGGTTGTATCCGTGACCTGGGCATAGAGCGGGTCCAGCTCCCGGTAGATCCTGTTCTCGGCATAGTCGATCATCCCCGGCAGCATGGTCTGGAAGTTGGCATCCGTGGAGCCGATGACCATCAGGTTGGCGACCTGATCGACATATGAGGTATAGTTCAGGCTCAAGACGAACCTCCCGTGGCTATCTCACCGACCTGAGCCACATTAAAGGATACCTGAGCCACTGTAACGGGGCTCAATCCATCGCCAAGAAACGCAGCTCGATGGAATTGACTGTATCCGGCGACACAGTTGCCGGTGATGACCTCGCCTGTCAGGCCCGCTGTCGTTCCGCTCGAAATGGTTGTCCAGGTCTCAAACACGGGAGACATGCTGGGCGAGGCCTGGATCAGATAATCTGTCTGGTTGTTGCCAAGGAACGACCGGTCTGACGGTGCAGTAAGCGTAAAGCTGGTCAGGGAATGACGAAGAACTGGAGGCAGCAGGCTCGATGGGGCACTTAACAGAGCCGCGTTGGCTCCGCTCCAGTTGATGCCAACGTAGTTGTTGTAGCTGGAATTGGAGACGGCATTGGCGGCAGACCGCCACCATGGCTTGGTAGGGTTGCCGTCGAAGGCTGCATTCAGACCGCCGCCGCCCAGGAGATTGCCAAACCGGCCTCCAATGGTCTGGGATATCGGGCTATAGCCAAGAGCCGACATCGGGTTGTCGGCGTCGACGTAGTTCTCCGGTCGGGCATTCATGATGGGGACCGGATCCATCGGCAGGATGATGACCCGGAGTTGCTCTTGCGGGACATCCAGGCAGCTTGGGCAGACCAGAATTCTGACGTTCTGGAGCTTGACCCCTCGCCACTGGTGCTGCCAGCTCAGGTCGGTGTGGTTATAGAGCCCACCACATCTGTCACAGACGGCAAGAGCCCTTGGGTAGATGGCACTGATATTGGCCTTGCCATGCGGTCTCATCGGACAAAGTACCCACCCAGGCCTGGGGTTATGTTGAGAGCGACGTTCTCGACATTCTGCGTTGCAGCAATAGTCCAGGCCTCGTCGGCATCCATTTTCCTGACCTGTTCAAGCTGAGGCTGGTAGATCCTGGCCAGACGATGGGCCAATCCAGCCACCAAGGCATCTAGCCATAGGTATGGGATCTCGACATTGACCCCATCCGGCAAGGTCGCATCCTGAATCTGGCGGACACAGTAATAGTAGATGGTGTACGGACCACCGCCATCAGGGGTCAGGTAGAAGGTGATGGTCGGCGAGATCAGCCGGTTGAACCAGTAGGTCGTCGGCGGCCCCTGAGACTCCTTGTTGGCAATCGCCGCATACTCGGTCTGGCTCAAGGGCCAGATCAGCCGGTCGATCTTGTTGGTCCCGGATCCCGTGCTGAGATAGGCATTGGTGATCATCACGGTCTCGACCGGGAGAGAGTAGGTTGCTATCCCCTGAGTGATCGGCAGAGCCTGTAAATCAACCGTCCAGAGGTTGGGCTGCATGTTGCTCATTCGAGCCAGCAGCAGGTTCAGCTCCATGACCGCCGTTTGAAGGTGGGTAACCAGTATCTCGGTCGGTCGGATCGCAATCCGCTGGTAGGCATTTAGGATGATTTCGCCGCTGGACGGGGCGAAGTTATAAGTCCCTGAGAACACCTGCTGGGGGGTAAACATCAGTAGGTACTGACCCTCTGTATGATTCGAAGCTGCCCGGTAGCTCCTACCGACGAACCAAGAGCAGTGCTGACCACCCAGGTAGCCAGTCCCAGATTGGCCGATGCGGAAGGCCAAGTGCCGGTGAAGAATTCATTGACAACTGAAAGACTGACAGGATCAGAAGCAGAAGCAAATGATGTATTGATGTAGTTAACAACCATGCTTGCGCTGGACGGAACAGTAGTAGCGCCGCGAGAATCAAGAAACTCAATAACAAAGTTAGCTGAATTACCCTGCTCTATATTGACCGGACCACTATTGAAGACCGTCATTTGATTTCTCTAAGAGATGTTGGGCTATTAGGGACTCCAACCTCAACAACGGATACTATAGGTGGTCCTGCTACTGGTGTGGCAGTATACACATTGAGGAAGATGTTGGCGATATCGTTGTTGATTTCAGTGGCATGCATGACAGCGGTGACGTTCGGGGTCGCCAGAAGCCGGGGCGGAGCTTCGAAGTAATGCTGAAGGCTGGCTCTGAGTCCTGGCTTCAACCGGACGGGATCGCGCAGAGGAGCCCACCAGCCGATGTAACTGGTGACCGGCTGAAGCCAGAACGTATCAATGGCAAAGAACTGCTGAAGGTAGGGCTTGAGTCCTGGCTTGATCCGAACCGGCTCAGACCATGCATAATGCCATAGGCTCTCATTCTGATTAGGGAAAAGAGCATACCCAGCAGGAGGTGGTTCAGCCTTGATCTGATACTGGATGGTGTCGAAGGGCATCCTAGTATCCGATCATCCTTTTGGATTTGATCGGAACACTCTTTAACTCATGCCCAAACCAAGCCGGGACTATGGGAACATAGGAGATAACGATCAGAGCTTGGCCACCATTGCCGCCAGCCGATAGAGGCGGAAGCCGAACACCACCACCTCCTCCTCCGCCGTAAATACCGCCAGCCCCACCAGGATAAACGTGGACACCGCTAAAAAAATCTAGACCACCACCGCCACCCCCACCGCCGCTTCCATGTGAAGAATCCCACTCAGTACCGTTACCGCCGTTACCACCCGGAGATGAAAGGCCTCCTGTATTAGTATAAGAGCCGCCGCCACCGCCAGATCCATTCGCTCCGTTTTGAGCAGCCGTTCCGGAAATATCGCCGCCAGCGCCACCAGCGGTTCCAGTTGGACCTGTCCCGCCATTGCCTCCTGGACTGACAGGGAGGCCTGCGCTATCAACACCAGCCGTAGAACTGCCGCCATCGGCACCACCCCCGCCGCCAGCACCACCGCCTAGATTGCCTGGATTGCTACCTCCGTTTTTCCCGACCCCAGCAGGACCAGCAGCACCTCCTCCTCCGCCACCGTTTGATGGCGATGAACCTCCGGTGAATCCACCGTTACCACCAGCAAAAAAAGAAAAGCCAGTCGATCCGGTTGTCGATCCAACACCACCAGTTCCGGTGATCAGACCGCCAGTGCCACTGATCGATCCAACTGACGATGCAGCTAAGGTTGCTCCGTTATACCAACAGTTTCCTGGTGATCCGCCGTTGGTATCTCCTGGGCCACCAGTCCCGCCAGCCTCTAAATGAAATGTAACACTAGCTCCTGGAGTTAAAGTAACATTCGTTGCCAGAGAATAACCGCCAGCACCACCGCCACCTCCTCCCCGGATATTGGCGGAACTACCCCCCGCGCCACCCCCGCCAGAAGCCACTACCTCGATAAAATTGAAAGAATTATTCCAGTCTCCAGGAACGAACCCAGTTTGATTAGAGGCGGAAGTAGTAGTCAGAAAAGTAGTGACAGTTAACTCATAACTTACATCCGGAAGCGGTTCCCAGAATGGCGTCGGCAGTCTCCAGAGTTCGTGTTCATAGATCAGGCTTCCTGTCGCCATGGCAAACAGGAATTCATCGGCATCTTCCCGGTCATCGAACCAGCCGCGCCATGCAATGGCTCCATCGTTCAAGTAGGCCGTCAGTCTGAAGCGAGTAACATTATCTGGATTGATTTTGTTGAACCGCTGAGACTTCTGCTGCCATTCGCAACGCCTCTGCGGCATCAGAATCTTCCCCCTGGGGAGATCCTTTTCTGGGAGGATGATCATCGTTCATTCCTCGATTATCGATGTATTGGCTCCAGAAAGAGATATCTCCGGCACCGGCTTTGGAACGTAAACATTGATGAAGGCTGACATCTTGTCGTTGTAGTTGTCTGTATCCACAGCAGACATCCTCGCGGTGACGTTCGGGTGAGGCAGATACCGAGACGGTGCAAAGAAATATGGCTGCTCACAGGCCCTGAGCGACCGCTTAAAGGTTAGCCGTATTGGCTCAGACCAGGGCCGGTGCCAAGCACTTTCGAAACGAGTCACAGACAACAGAGCCTGTATAGACGGCGGCGGCTCGGTCTTTCCTTGATACTGGAAGAGCGGGATGTGGCGCATTTAATATTCCGCCACTCTATGTTTGATATTTAGAACAGGAAAATCCTTAGTGTTGTCTTCGTTATCAAATCCAATGTAAGCATTATACGGCGCTGTTGGTGGAATGAAATTGGCAGTCCAACGAGCAACACCTTTGCTGATACGAAGCTCATCAATGTTTCCTGTATAAAACCATGTAGATGTAATAATAGATCCAATTTCAAGTGTTCCTATGATATCAGGAAACGAATAACCAGCCGAAAGTGTTAACTGACTTATATTTATTCCACCTCTATATAGCGTCAGAACATCACCGTTGCGAACAATTGCAACGTGCTGCCAAACATTAAGTGTAATTGCGCTATTCGGACCACCAACAAAATTACTACCACCAGCACCGTTATTAACGAATTGATGAAACGCCAAAGTTTGAGCGTTACCGGTTGTATCAGAAAGAAATAATCGCCATTCATTTACGGTATCCGCTGAACTGTGAACGACGATAGCTGCACCATTTGTTCCGGTACCAAACGCGGTAGGTCTGATCCAACAATCTATGGTAAAGTTTCCGCTACCAAATTCCCAATCAGCGTTGTCTGGATAAGTTAAACCAGCAGTAGCGCCGTCAAACAATGCGGATGCTCCACCAAATACGCTCTGTGCGGTTGATACTTGTGCTGGAGCAATAACCGTAGCAGCACCCTTATTAGTGTTGGCGCTAGTGCTATCGGTAAAACTTGTAGATCCGTTCGCTCCATCGAAGTGCATCAACAGCCTTGCAAAACCGTCATTTCCGGGCATGGTGCTTCCTCAGGTCTCATGAATGGACGATAGGTTCTGCGCTGGAACCGGGATCTCCTTGATCGAGACAAGGCACCGGACCGGAACACCGTAGGTCTTGATCAGGCCGGAGAATACGTCGCCATTGGTTTCCGTAGCAGCCAGAGTGACGTTGACGTGAGCCGGGACAAACTCAAACGGGTAGACAACGATGCTGCTGGAGACCTCATAGGC